CCTCTTATCTCAGCGAGGATGATGCGATGCTCGGCGCGGAGGCGCAGTATTGCCAAATGGAGCAAGAGCTGCAACGCTATCTCGACACCTACGAAAGCGCTCACAACTACGATGAATACCACTTCGATCTGGACGATATTGAGCATGACCCCTATGTGCTGATCTCCATTCTCTCGGCTCTCCATGAGGGCGAGTTCACGCTGGATGAGGTACAGGGTACGCTCCAAATGTTGTTTGAAAAGCAGTATATCCTCACCGAAGAGGTTATCGTCGAAACCAGATACCGCACGGAAACCGACACATGGACGGACGCAGACGGCAACACGCACACGGAAACCTATCGCGTCCCGTATGACTACTACATCTGCAACGTGAAGCTCGAAAACTTCAATCTCTCCCACGTCCCGGTCTACATCATGTCTCAGGAACAGCTTTCCATGTACGCAACGTATATGTCGGTGCTGGGCAACCGCGAGGATCTGTTCGGTGACTCTCCCTATGTGGACAAGTACATCACAAATCCTCCCGCCGACTACGATGTCAACCCGGAATACCTGAACGATGAGAAGTTTGCAACGCTGATTACCGAGGCGGAAAAGTATCTCGGCTATCCGTATGTGTGGGGCGGCTCCAATCCTGACACGTCCTTTGACTGCTCCGGCTTCGTCAGCTATGTTCTCACGAATAGCGGACTTGTGAATACCGGACGACTTGGCGCACAGGGTCTTTACAACGTCTGTACGCCGGTTTCAAAGGCGAATGCACAGCCCGGTGATCTTATCTTTTTCGTTGGGACGTATGACACCCCCGGTGTGTCTCACGTCGGCATCTATGTTGGTGATGGGGTCATGATCCATTGCGGCGATCCCATTCAGTACACATCCATCAACTCTTCCTATTGGCAGCAGCATTTCTACGCCTTCGGAAGACCCGCCTATTAAAAGAAAGGAGTTTTGCATGAATCCCAAGTATCAGAAAGTCCTCTCCGACATTGAGAAGGCTGAAAAGAAGAAGTCCGAAATCGAAGGTCAGCTCAAGGAGCTGTACGACAAGAAGACAGAGCTGGAAAACCTTGAAATCATCAATACCGTGCGCTCTATGGTGATGGACAAGGATCAGATCATGGCGTTCCTGTCTTCCATGAAGGGCGGCACCAAGCCCGCTGAAAATACGGAGGTAATCGACAATGCGTAAGAAGTTTCGTTTTCTGACCGTCCTTGCGGTCTGCGTCATGGTTCTGTCCTGCTTCTCTGTCACGGCGTTTGCCTACGCCGATGATACCGAGCAGAACCTTCCGGTCACTGAGGCAACCCAGCCGGAACAGCAGCCTGAGACTACTCCCACGCCGGAAATGCCGAAGGGTGAGCCGATTGACGATGAGGGCAACGCCTACACCCGCGACTTGCTCTATGACAAGGCAACCAACAAGCAGTTCATCACCATCCAGACGAAGAACGGCAACACCTTCTTCATTGTCATCGACTACGATGCGCCCATCAACGAAGACGAGGAACAGTACCAGACGTACTTCCTGAACATGGTCGATGAAAGCGATCTGCTTGCGCTGCTGGACGAAGATACTGCGGCTGCTCTGACTACCTGTAACTGCAAGGAGAAATGCGCTGTCGGTCAGGTCAACACCGACTGCCCGGTCTGCAAGACCAACATGAGCGAATGCAACGGCACAGCCCCCGTTACACCTGAGCCGGATAAGGATTCAGAAACCGATGCTCCCGCCCCTAAACCCGAAAAGAAATCCAACATCGGCATGATCCTCGTCATCTTCGTTCTTGCCGGTGCTGCGGGTGCAGCTTATTACTACATCAAGTTCGTCAAGGGCAGGAAGCCCAAGGATGAAGATATGGACTTCTTTGATGATGAAGGCTACGAGGAAGAGCCGTACATCAACGAGGATGATGAGCCGCAGATTGCGGAGGATGCTGAAACGGATGGTGATGAAGATTGATCTTAGTCATTGCTGAAAAGCCCAGCGTTGCCCAGTCCATCGCAAAGGTTCTGGGTGCAACTTCCCGAAAGGACGGCTATATGGAGGGCGGCAATTACATCGTTTCGTGGTGCTTTGGTCATCTGGTGGAGCTGGCAGACGCCAGCTCCTATGATGAGCGGTATGCCAAGTGGCGGTATGACGATCTGCCCATTGTTCCGGAAAGCTGGATGTTTGAGGTCACGAAGGACAAAGCACAGCAGTTCAAGGTGCTGTCCGCTCTCATGAAGGACAAGCGCGTCACCGAGCTGGTCTGCGCAACCGATGCAGGACGCGAGGGTGAGTTGATCTTCCGGCTGGTCTACAACAAAGCCGGATGCACCAAACCCTTCAAGCGTCTGTGGATCAGCTCGTTGGAGGACTCCGCCATCCGCGAAGGCTTCAACCATCTCCGGGACGGCAAGGAATATGACCGCCTCTATGAAGCGGCACTCAGCCGCTCGAAGGCGGACTGGATTGTCGGCATCAACGGCACCCGCCTTTTCACCACGCTCTATCACAAGAAGCTGGTGGTCGGGCGCGTTCAGACGCCGACCCTTGCAATGCTGGTGGAGCGCGACGGGAAAATCTCCATGTTCCAAAAGGAGAAGTATTTCAACGTCCACGTCGGCAAGGGCGATCTGACCGCCGATCTGGAAAAGGTCAAAACCGAAGAGGAAGCAAAAAGAATTGCGGCGGCTTGCGAGAAAAAGCAAGCCGTCGTTTCTTCTCTCAAGCGGGAGACGAAAACCGTCAATCCTCCGAAGCTCTATGATCTGACCACCTTGCAGCGCGAGGCAAACCGATATTACGGCTTCACCGCCCAGCAGACGCTTGATCTCGTTCAGACGCTCTACGAAAAGAAGCTCCTGACCTATCCGCGCACGGACAGCCAGTTCATCACGGGCGATATGGAGGACACTGCCCGTCAGGTCATTTCCATCGTCTGCCGTCAGCTTCCGCTTTTCTCCGGCGTTTCGATCACTCCGGACATTGCCCGCGTAACCGACAACAGCAAGGTCACAGATCACCATGCCATTCTCCCGACCGTCCAGCTTGAAAAGCAGGATGTTTCGGCGCTTCCTCAGTCGGAGCAGAAAATCCTCAATCTTATCGGGATGCGCCTTCTGTGTGCGACCGGCGAGAAGCACACCTACGCAGAAACGCAGATCTCGCTCTCCTGCGAGGGCTACGAGTTCAAAACCAAGGGTAGGACCGTCGTTCAAAACGGATGGAAAGCCATCGAAGAGCTGTTCAAGGCTTCCCTCAAGACGAAGGAAAAGGACGATCCCATGAAGTCCCTGCCCGAAGTCCATAAGGGTGATGTTCTGGATAGTGTGTCCGCCAGCGTTACGGAACACTTCACGACGCCCCCAAAGCAGTACACGGAAGACACGCTTCTGTCTGCGATGGAGACCGCCGGAAATGATCAGTTCGACGATGACACTGAGAAGAAAGGTCTCGGCACTCCCGCGACCCGCGCAGGGATCATTGAAAAGCTGGTGAAGTCCGGCTTTGCTGAACGCAAGGGCAAATCCCTCATTCCAACAAAGGACGGCTGCAACCTTGTCTGCGTCCTGCCGGAACAGATCACATCTCCCACGATGACAGCGGAATGGGAAAACACGCTCATGGAGATTGAGCGCGGCAATGCGGATGCAGACGCCTTCCTCAGCGGCATTGTCCAGATGACCGGGGATCTCGTGAAAGCCTACCCGTTTCTTTCTGATGCCGAAGCCCAGCGTTTCGGCACGGGGAAAGAGGAAATCGGCAAGTGTCCCCGCTGTGGCTCTCCGGTCTATGTCGGCAAGGGTAACTTCTACTGCTCGAACAAGACTTGCTCCTTCTGCCTGTGGGAAGACAACAAGTTCTTTTCCAGCAAGAAAAAGAAGCTCACCAAGAGAATTGCAAAGGAGCTGCTGGACAAGGGCTGGTGCCGAATGACCGGGCTTTACACGCCGAAGAAGCCCCAGCTCTACGATGCGGTGATTCGTCTGGATGACAGCGGCGGCAAATATGTCAGCTTCAAGATGGAGTTCGACCGATGAGCCGCCCGAAGTATGTTGCCTCTTGCAGTGGAGGCAAAGACAGCGTAGCGACGCTCCTGCTGGCTGCACAGCACAAGGAACCGCTGGACGAGGCGATTTTCAGCGAGGTTATGTTTGATCAGAACACAAGCGGTGAAGTCCCGGAACATCGGGACTTCATCTATGACCGGCTCAAGCCCTTCTGTGAAAAGGAACTGGGCATCAAATTCACCATTCTTCATGCAGACAAGACCTACGATGATGTGTTCCATCATGTCATCACCCGCGGACCGCATAAGGGCGAGGTTCGCGGCTTCGCATGGGCTGGTATGTGTGCAGTCAATCGGGACTGCAAAATCCCGCCCGTCCGCAAGTACAATGCCGCACTCTCGCCGGACACTGTGAGCTATGTCGGCATTGCGGAGGATGAGCCAAAACGCCTTGCTCGTCTGGATGGAGTAACGAAGGTCAGTCTGCTTGCCAAATACGGCATGACAGAGGCGGACGCCTACAAGCTCTGTCAGGATCACGGGCTGCTTTCCCCGATCTACGCTCACTGCCGGAGAAACGGCTGCTGGTTCTGTCCCAATGCAAGCGATGAAGAGCTGCTGCACACGGTCACAAAGCACCCGGAGATGTTTGACAGACTGATTGAATGGGAGAAGGAGGATAACATCTTTCATCGTCGGCTGACACGCAGAGAAACCCCGTCTGAGGTAAAGGCTCGTTTACTGAGCAAATCCCAGACGGGGTTTTCTTCGCCCAAAAGCAAATAAGAAATGGAGGTTTGAGATGGCTGAAAACAAAAATGCACAGCAAGTCCGCGAAATCACGGACAAGCTGGAACAGGGC